ACAAGGAACACCAAGATGAAATTGATGAAGGCACTCGTTGTTGGAAGGGTTATGAACGCAAGGGCATGAAAACCATGTTCGGCAAACGTGTACCCAACTGTGTGAAACGTGAAGACCTTGAAGGCATTGATTACTGTGTGAACTGTGGTGAAATACTATTTGCAGAAGGACTTGACGAGAACCTAAAGAAATGGTTCAAAGACAAATGGGTGCGTTTTGGACCGGACGGTAAGATCAGAGGCGACTGTGCCAGAGGATCTTCCAAGGAAGGCAAACCAAAATGTCTGCCAAGATCAAAAGCACACGCACTGGGCAAAAAAGGACGCAAGAAAGCCGCAAGTAGAAAACGCAGAAAAGATCCAAGCAAGAACAGAAAAGGCAAAGCCATAAACGTAAGGACCAAATAAGTGCAGGAAAAAATATTTGACATCATTGCAGATTATGTTGGTTGTGAAAAATCAAAAATCACTCTTGAATCACATATGATCGATGATCTTGGTGCTGACAGTCTTTCAGCAGTGGAAATTGTCATGGAAATAGAAAAACAATTCGACATTACCATTGATGACAAGCAGGTCGAATCGATTGTAAGAGTCAAAGACATCATAGCCATAGTCGAATCCAAATAATTAAAAGTATGCGTAAACCATTCGTGTACTTGCCGGACATTCAGTACGACCAACAAGAACTGTTAGATGTATTGGAAAACAAATGTGAATGGTTCGAAATGAACGGCACCGCTGACGCTCCGTTGGTGAACAAGGAAGACACTCCCGACAGCATAAGAAAATTTTTCAACTATGAAGATCCATTTGTGACCTGTGGGTTCGTCAAGGTTGATGTGAAATATGATCTTGTGCCTCACGAGGACGAAGTGATACTTGCACCTGTATTTGAAACACCTTCACTGATGGAGGAATTGCCAAAATACTACATCGACTGGTTGAAAATCATATCAGCACGAGATTGGGCTATCAGTTTTCCTGTGTCAGGAGATTTCACTAATGTCAGCACCAAAATGTTCAACAAAGAGAACAAAGAATACATCGATGAATTCAGCCTCAACAAAGCACCAGCACTGTTCCGCACACGCGGTGAATACCTGCATGGTGTTGTAAACACCTCTGCAGAACCAAGGATACTGTTCCAACTCAGTTTCAAAGGCCATGATATCTACGATGCATTTGCTAATAATGTGTATCCATCAGCACTCAGCATAAATAATATTGGAGCATAACAATGAACTTCGACGAATTAAAACATCAAATAGTAAATCCACAAGCAGGTGACATATTCACATTCGAGTTTGGTGATGCACTATCCATAGACGCACCAATTGTAGAAGTGGATGGTGACAATATTTTGCTGTACACAGATGAAGTGGGTGGCAAACTGATCAACACACTGGAAGCAGAATACAGAGGCAGAAAAGTAAAACTTGGCAAGCCAATGCGTGGTGATGTAAAAAAATTCAAAGTGTATGTGAGAGATCCCAAAACAAAGAACATCAAAAAAGTTAACTTCGGTGATCCAAACATGCGTATCAAAAAATCAAATCCTGCACGAAGAAGATCATTCAGAGCACGCCACAACTGTGCCAATCCAGGACCAAGAACCAAAGCAAGATATTGGTCTTGTCGTAAGTGGTAAACCTTAACTCACAAGAAGACACAGCTTGGACAAACACTGACATAGAAGATCTGTGGATCTACGACAAACTTATCCTATCCAAAAAAATGGGATATGTCTGCGGACCAACAGGTGTCGATGTGCCAGAAGATGGATTCTATATTGTGAGGCCAGTGACCAACATAGTGGGACTTGGCATAGGCGCATACGAGCAGTACCTCACTGTGGAAGGATGGACCGATCATTTGCAACCAGGCACATTTTGGTCAGAAATATTCGAGGGAGATCATTTGAGCATTGACTACGAATGGGGCGAACCTATACTCAACATACAAGGCTTTAGATATCCCGAATCATTCGTGCGTTGGAAAAAATGGATCAAAGTAGAACAAACGGTCGAACTGCCGGACATACTCAAACCCATAGCAAAAAAATACCAATTCATGAACTGCGAATACATTGGCGGTAAACTCATCGAAGTGCACCTACGCAAGAATCCAGACTTTGATTTTGACAATGTTGAATTCATACCCGTGTGGGAAGGACAAGACACAACACCACCGGAAGGTTATAGATATGTGGAGTGCCCTGAGTACAATCAACGCATCGGTGCTTTCGTGCGGTAAATAGATGTATGAAGATCGAAGAAATCATAAACGTACCAACCAAATCACAAATTGCATCACCCCAATCTGCTGGATCACGTGGTCTTAAAATAAACAAAGATCGTCCACCTAAGAGATATTTCGACAGTTTCATTACCAAACTACTACATTCAAAAAACAATAGACAAAACTAACATAAGACTCTATAATAAGTCATAAAGGAGATTCTTATGAGTATGAAAGTTTTTACACCAGACGAAACAGCAAAAATCACACAGGTGATCAATGATGGTATCAAAGTCAAACAAGAAGTCAAAGATCTATCTGAAGGACTAAGAGATACTGTGAAAGCAGTGGCAGAAGAGATGGAAATCAAACCTGCAAACCTAAATAAAGCCATCAACATGGCATTCAAGGAATCAATATCTTCTGAAAGGGAAGACTTTGAGGATGTTGAACACTTATTGGCAGTTGCGAAAAAAATATAAATGAGTTACGTAGACGCACTATTTGATCGAGAGTCCGACAAGATTTCCGTTGTGGAACGTGTCAAAGGAGAAAGACGTTTTGTTGAGTATCCTGCTCGATATGTTGCGTACTATGATGACCCTAAAGGCAAGTTCAAATCTGTGTATGGCACACCAGTATCACGCATTGCCACAAAGTCAGGCAAAGAATTCAAACGTGAAGTGGCCATGCAGGCAGGCAAAAAACTGTATGAATCTGACATCAATCCAATATTCCGTTGCTTAGAAGAAAACTACATCAACAAAGATGCTCCGGAACTACAGGTTGCGTTTTTTGACATTGAGGTTGATTTTGATCCAAACAAGGGTTATGCCAAACCGGCTGATGCTTGGGCGCCGATCATTTCAATCACTGTGTATCTGCAATGGTTGGATCAACTTGTGTCTTTGGCCATACCGCCCAAGGACTTTCCAAATCCTGAAATCATTGAAAAAGAATTTGAGAACACCATGTTGTGCGAGTCAGAAGCAGACATGCTGGACAAGTTTATTTCATTGATTGAAGATGCTGATGTATTGAGCGGTTGGAACTCAGAAGGTTTTGACATACCCTACACAGTGAACAGGATACAAAAAGTGATGTCCAAGGATGACACAAGGCGACTGTGCTTGTGGAACACATATCCACGCAAGAGAACCTTTGAAAGATTTGGCAATGAAGAAATAACATATGACATCATTGGCAGAGTGCATTTGGACTACATGCAACTTTACAGAAAGTACACATATGAAGAACGCCATTCATACGCATTGGATTTCATATCCAAGATGGAATTGGGTGAACAAAAGACTCCATATGAAGGCACACTTGATCAACTGTACAACAAGGACTTTGTCAAGTTTATAGAATACAACAGGCAAGACGTTGCCCTGTTGGGAAGACTCGACGACAAACTAAAATTTATTGCACTATCAAATGAACTGGCACATCAAAACACTGTGTTGATACAAACAACAATGGGTGCTGTGGCAGTGACAGAACAAGGCATCATCAATGAAGCACACAGGCGTGGCATGGTAGTTCCTGACAGGGTGAGACGTGAACCAGGATCAGATCCGGCGGCAGGTGCATATGTGGCATATCCAAAAAAAGGATTGCATGATTGGATTGGATCCATTGACATCAATTCACTGTATCCATCTGTGATCAGAGCATTGAACATGGCTCCCGAAACCATTGTGGGACAACTGCGTCCAATAATGACTGAACAGACCATAGATGAAAGAATGAATCTCGAAAAGAAATCATTCGCTGGTGCATGGGAAGGCGAATTCGGTTCCATGGAGTATCAGGCAGTGATGCGTAAAGACAGGGCACAAAGCATCACAATCGATTGGGAGAACGGTGAATCCAATATACTGAGTGCGGCAGAAGTTTATGAACTGATATTCAACAATGACCAACCATGGTTCCTGTCAGCCAACGGTACAATATTCACGCATGAGTTTGCTGGCGTTATTCCAGGACTGCTGGAACGTTGGTACTCAGAACGTAAAGAATTACAAGCCAAAAGGAAAAAGGCCATTGATGCAGGCAACAAGACTGAAACAGCATTTTGGGACAAGCGACAATTGGTCAAAAAGATTAACTTGAACAGTTTGTATGGTGCCATTCTAAATCCTGGTTGTAGATTTTTTGACACAAGGATCGGACAGTCCACAACACTCACAGGCAGGTGCATCACCAAACACATGGCTTCCAAGACCAATGAAATCATCTGTGGAGAATATGATTATCGTGGACAATCAGTGATATATGGTGACACAGATTCGGTTTACTTTTCAGCATATCAACCATTGAAGCAAGACATAGATGCAGGCAAGATTCCATGGAGCAAAGAAAATGTTGTGCAACTGTATGATTCGGTGGCAGAAGAAGTCAACAAATCATTTCCAAAATACATGCAAGAAGGATTCAATTGTCCAATTTCGTATGGCAAACTCATTGCGGCAGGTAGAGAAGCAGTGGGTTCAAAAGGACTGTTTATCACAAAGAAAAGATATGCAATGAAAATATATGATCTGGAGGGGGAACCTGTGGATAAAATCAAGGCAATGGGTCTTGACTTGAAACGTTCAGACACTCCTGCATACATACAAGATTTCCTATCAGATGTTTTGGACAAGGTATTGATAGGTGCTGAAGAAAATGATGTAATGGAATTCATTGCTGACTTTAGATTGGAATTCAAGAAGATGCCTGGTTGGGAAAAAGGTTCACCAAGACGTGTGAACAAATTAACAGAATACCATTCTCGAGAAAAACGCAAAGGCAAAATCAACATGCCAGGCCACGTCAGAGCGGCAATCAATTGGAACACTTTGAAAAAAGTCTACAACGACAAGTATTCAATGGACATTATCGATGGCCAAAAATGTATAGTTTGCAAACTTCGTGACAATCCAATGGGGTACACATCTATCGCATATCCAACAGATGAATTGAGAATCCCTGATTGGTTTAAGGAGTTACCATTCGCAGATGATGAAATGGAATCCACACTTATCAACAAAAAACTTGATAACCTAATTGGTGTGCTGGATTGGGATCTTGGTAACTCTGAAGCAGACAATACCTTCGACAAATTGTTTGGTTAGAGTTGACTTTAGCTCTAAATAATTTTATAATAACACATAGGAGAACACAGTATGAAAGATACACTACAAGACATCGTCAAACATACTCATTCATTAGGCTTCATTGATCTTGTGAAGATTGTGGGTGATGACAGCAAGACTGAAATGGAGGCTATGGCAGAAGACAGATCTGTTGTGGTCAAATCCGAACTAAAAAAATCTGTTGCAGAATTCACAGGCACATTTGGTATGCCCAATCTAAGCAAGTTGGACATATTGCTTAAACTTCCTGTGTACAAAGACAATGCAGAAATCACAGTGAACAAGCAAGAAAGAAATGGTGCCACTGTGCCAGTCGGATTGCACTTTGAAAATGACAACAAAGACTTCAAAAATGATTACAGATTCATGAATGCAGAAAT